ACAAAAACCAGATGAAGATCCCTTGTCGGTGAAATCTATTAAGAAATGTATTAAGCATAACAAAGAGAAGGCCTCTGCACACCTCACTAACTCTCGCAGGAGAGGAGCTACTCCCAAACAATCCATTGCAGATAAAATTCATGCAGAGAATGCGAAAGCCTATATTAGGTTCATGGAACACTATCTTAAATCGGGGGATTGGATTTGTGACCATATGGGTCAGGATGAGGAAAAACGTACTCAATGGAAATGTGTTGCAATGGCCTATAATGAGGATGGTACACCTAAACGATCTAAGGGTGTGTACTATCCAGACATTAATATGGTGTGGGGTGAGGTTGTATGAAAAATAAATCATTATATACAGGCAAACCACTTGGTAAACCACAAGGAATTGCTACAGAATTTGTCGATATAAAACATATGTTTGAATTCTTTTTAATAACTAAAAAAGAATATTCTAAATGGGATGCTTGTTTGCGAGTAACAAATGAAGGTGATATTGTAAAAAAAGAATATATGGAACATTATAAAATGACTCTTGAAGAAGTAAATGATGAATATTTCAACTCTGGAAAATATGGATTATATTTATGATACTAATTGATTTAAGTCAAATAATGGTGGCATCTACAATGATGTCAATGGGCAAAGAACAATCACAAGTTGATATTAATATGGTTCGACATATGGTTCTGAATAGTCTCAGGATGTATCGGTCAAAATATCATGAAGAATATGGTGAATTGGTTTTATGTTGCGATGGTAGACATTCATGGAGAAGGGAATATTTTTCACAATACAAGGCAGCTAGAAAGACTAATAGAGATGCTGATAGTAGAGATTGGTCACAAATATTTGGTTGTCTTGATACTATCAAATCTGAACTTAAAGAGTTCTTTCCATACAAATATCTTGAAATTGATGAGGCTGAAGCTGATGATATTATAGGAGTACTTGCAAGAAAGTCAGGTACAGAAAAGGTAATGATAATTTCTGGTGATAAGGATTTCATACAACTACAAATATACAAAAACGTAAAACAATACAGCCCTATCACCAAGAAATTAATAGTGGATAGAGATCCAGCAAAATATTTAAAGGAACATATTATGCGTGGGGATACATCAGATGGTGTTCCTAATTTCTTATCAATCGATAATTGTATTGTAGATAAGATACGACAAACACCAATAACAAAGAAAAAAATAGAATTGTGGATAGATCAAAATCCAGAAGATTTTTGTAATGAAGAACAGTTGCGAAATTACCATAGAAATATGAAACTGATTGATTTACAATATACCCCATCAAACATAGTAGACCAAGTGGGTGAACAGTTTGATGAAATTCCAAAAGGAAAACGAAGCGGACTTTTGAACTTTTTTATCGAAAGGAAACTTAATAATTTAATACAAGACATAGGAGAATTTTAATGGCAATAGTAACAACAAAAAAAACAGTACCAATTAGTGAAGGTGGTGGAGTTCTTAGTTCATCTTTAAGTACTGAAGAAGGTGCGAGACTTACTGAAAAACCAAAACCATCAATTAATGTTAGGGTTCCACTTCTTAGTGAAATATTAACTAAAGTTCATGGTGCAAAAACAAAGGCTCAAAAAGTCAAGATTCTAAAAGAAGAAGATTGTCCAGCATTAAGACAAATTTGTAAGTGGTCTTTTGACCCAAATATAAAATCAGATTTGCCAGAAGGAAATCCACCATATATAGAAAATGATGCTCCAGAAGGAACAGAACATATGTTGTTGAGAACCGAAGGTGATAAACTTTATAATTTTATAAAAGGAGCTCAATCACATCAAGGTATGGTTAAGGAACGTATGTTCGTTAGATTGTTAGAAGGGTTACATAAAGATGAGGCTAAATTATTAGTTGCAGTAAAAGATAAAAAACTTCATCAAATATATAAGGGATTATCTACTGCGGTAGTGTCGGAGGCTTTTGGTTGGGATGAGAACTTCAGAAAAAAAGATGTATAAATAATAGTACAATCTTTTTATAGGGAGTCTATAGATATGCAAATCCGAAACGGAATGAGTGTAGAAGATGGACTATCTTCTTACCACTCTTAATTCCTCAAATTATATTTTAAAAAGTTTAACCGTTTAACGATCTGCGGTTATTAACATCTATAGGTGTTCTTATACCCAAAAAAAGATTGAAGATCATATTAAATAAGGTAATATGAAAAAACTGTTCATAGCGGTTGTTTTATTTTTATTTTTCTCACTTCCTTTGGGAAGTTCTCAAAGAAGTTTACATGATGAAGATATATGGACATATCAATCTTATGATTCGGTGATGGAAAATAGACAACAACAACTAACCTGTCTTGCAAAGAACATATATTTTGAAGCACGAAACGAACCATTTGCTGGACAATTCGCAGTAGCGTTAGTTACTTTAAATAGAGTTAATGATACTGCATTTCCTAATACAATATGTGATGTTGTATATCAAGGAATACATACCAATGATGGATTTCCAAAACGAAATAGGTGTCAATTTAGTTGGTATTGTGATGGGATTTCAGATGAAATACGAAATCCAAAAGCTTATAAAATGACTCAGAAGATAGCGAATCTTGCAATACTCCAATATAGTAAACTCAAATCAGAAGGATTAGATTTTACAGAGGGTGCAAGGTACTATCATACATATGAGATTAATCCAAGATGGTCACAAGCATACCCAAAGGTTGGTAGAATTGGAGATCATATTTTTTATAGATAATAATGAGTATTGAAAAACTTGAAAATATTACTAAAGAGTGTGTTCATAGTTGGCCTAAGAATAAATTATATTCAGAGTTTTCCCAAATGTCAGATATTCTTCATTGGATAGAAGAAAATGAAGAATTGTCTGTAACTGGAAAACATTTTATGGGAAACTTAGAACACAGTCTGGTGAAACTTTTTGCAACAAAATATAATAATGCCAACATACCAATATAAGTGTAAGAATTGTGATTTTGGGTTTGAGGATACTTTTAAGATAGCTGATAGAAATATTCCTATCGAAAATCCTCAACGATATGGTCATTGTGCCGATGAAGAAAGTAATACCCATTGTGAGTTCCAAATAGTACCACAATTTCCCTCACAAATTTCTATGAGGGATGGTTGGAGGAGACATACTAGTGATGGGTGGAAAGATAGATTAAAAGAAATAAAACGCCAGAACCCAGGCTCTAATATAGATACTTAATATGAAACAGCAATTAATAAGTCATGATCAGATAGTTGAGATGAAAGGGGTTACTAAAAACCAACTTGAAGTCTTTAAACAATATGCAGCTGGGAAGAATCTTTTCCTATATGGGCCTGCGGGCACAGGAAAGACTTTCGTTATACTGTATAATGCAATCAAGGAAGTTCTTGACCCCGAAACGAATTACAACTGTATCTACATAGTACGGTCTTTAATGCCTACTAGAAGTCTTGCATTTATGCCAGGCGATGAACAAGATAAAAGTTCTTTGTACCAAGTACCGTATGACAATATGTTGCGGTTCATGTTCAAACTTCCAGCTGAGGATCAGTTTGAAATATTATACCAAGAATTAAAAAAACAAGGAAATGTAGCATTTCTATCCACATCCTTCTTGAGAGGGATTACGTTAGACAATGCTATTGTTCTTGTAGATGAATGTCAAAATCTAAACTTCCACGAATTGGACACCATTATGACCAGAGTTGGTCAGGAGTCCAAAATCATGTTCTCTGGAGATTTTGACCAAACTGACCTTAGAGATGATGAAGAAAAGGCTGGATTAGGTCAGTTTATAAAAATTATCAACGAAATGAAAGAATTCTATTCATGTGAGTTTGATATTGGTGATATAGTAAGAAGCGGTTTAGTCCGTTCCTATATCATCCAAAAATATAATACTGGATTAGGAGATAGAAAATAATGTTACCAATGTTATTATTTAATGTTGTTTCTGGTCTTGTTATGGACAAGGCTCAGAATCTAGCAAAAGAGCATGTTGAGAAGATGATAGATGACATTCTTCCAGATAATGCAAAAGAAGAATTGGATGAACTAATTAAAAGTGATCCCGCCCATCAATTTGAATCTGCAAAAGATGCACTTCAAGGTGCTATTGAGGGTAAACTACCCATATCCCTTGCAGATGGACAATTAAAACCTATTGAAATATCTTTTAAGGTTACATACGATCCAAATACAAGTAAAGTGGATGTTATACAAGATATAGATGAGGTGTAGATGGCAACTGAACCTGCGATAAGAATATCAAAGAATTTTTCATTATCAGAAATGGTAAAGAGTGCCACAGCTGAAAGACTAAGGGTAGATAATTCCCCTAGTTCCTTACATCTTGTGAATTTGACTCAACTTGCAATTAATATTTTGCAACCAGTTAGAGATCATTTTGGTGTTATTACAATTAATTCAGGCTATCGTTCTCCTGCACTAAATGCAAAAGTGGGCGGGTCTAAAACAAGTCAACATTGTAATGGACAGGCTGCAGATTTTGAATCTTTTTCTACACCAAACCCCGATCTTGCAAAATGGATTGCAGATAATTTAGACTTTGACCAACTCATTTTAGAATTCTATGATGGAATCAACCCTAATAGTGGATGGATTCATTGTAGTTATAATTTGATGGGCAATCGTAAAAAAATTATGACTGCACTTAAAACTAAAAGTGGAGTCCAATATAAATCTGGATTTGTGCGGAAATAATGATACTGAAAAATTATGATAGGAAACTCTTACCAGAGTTACCTAAACTTGTGAGAACAATTATTGGTGGTACTAGACATTATGTAACTCCTAAAGGTGCATTCCCTTCCATCACTTCTGTATTGTCAATACGGAATAAGGAA